GTAGGCCAATGTCATAGACTGCTCAGCAGGACTGTTATTTGAAGAATCAAGACTGTCGTGATTCCATTGTGTTATCACAGGATTAATTAACTTGTAACCATAGTAGGCTCTTTTGGCCATTTGGTATATAGTAATGTTTGAAAAGAAAGGTATCGAGCTGTAGTTATCAAGGCCGTAACTAAAACGATGAAATGTAGATTTCTGCATGGCGTTTCTGGTATAGGCAGCATCACTTCGGGCAGCAGCATCTTTGTCTGCGTAATAGTAACCATAGTAATTTTGCCATAGCTGTCCAACTACGCCCAAATTGTCGTCGTGAAATCTAATAGTAACTGGCTGATATTCTATCTTATTCTGCACAACTTTTTTTCTATTGTACTGATTAAGCGTTTCTGTATTAATTTGAAATTTAGGTAGCTCTGCAGATTTTACCAACATGTTAATCTCATTTCTATGTTGATATGTAAAATTTAAACTTTTAAGAGCACTGGTATTGATATTAAAAGAAACGTGATAGAGGTACTTAGTTTTAGGAGCTAATCTAAGATCACTGTCCGTAATTAGTCGAGAGGCGTGTTGAAAATCTCCAACATTACCCCTTGGATTTAATGCACCTGCTACAAAATGATTCCACGCTTTGCTTGTCATACTATTATTTATAGTATCAAATTAAGTATGTAGTTAATAAAAACCTACAAAAAAAAGGCTGTTGCCAGCCTTTTTATTGTTATACTCGTCCTGGTCCAGTTGTCATAGAAGCAGCAGCAACGCTTCTTCCAAGATTTGTTGTAATACCAACACCAGCACCACCGCCAACTTGACTTGCGTTATCGTACTTGATACCAAGTGTAATTGTAGCAGCAGCATTTTCGCTGTATGACAAGTTGTTATAGTTTGCACTTAGTAAGTAGCAACCATATACTTCCCATGTTTCAAGAATAGTAGGAGCAATGTTTCCATTGCCACCGTCTGTAATTTCGATCTTAGTTGTAAACTTATAATCGATACCAGCAGCAGCACTTGCCTGTTCTAAGAAATCAAATTGTTTCTGAAGTTGTTCGCCAACAAGTTTGCTTACGTTTCCGTTAACATCGTCGCGAACTTCTAAAGAAATGTCCTGCCATGTGTGTTTGCCTGCAAGGTGTACCTTACTGTTATACACAGGGATTTCAATGTTTTCAAATGATAGGTTTGGTCTACCGCATGAAATAACCTGTTTTGTTAACTCAGTAGCATTGCCTGCTGTTACTCCAAATCCAATTAATGTAACTCTAAAGCGATACTTTAGTTTTGGCATTAACAGGCCTTGTGAGCCAGCACCGCTTTCTAACGGTACTGTAAAGTTGTTTAATGATGAAATTGCCATGTTCTTAGTCCTTATCTAATATAGGATTAACCTAAAGCAGCGATTTCACCAGTATTCTTCAAGCGTAGTGGAATGTAGATAAATTCCACTGCCTTGACTGGTTCAATAGCAATATCCAGGTATAATTCATTTCGGTCAATTCTTGCAGGAGTATTGTTAGACTCGTCGCAGACCACAATGTAGTCATACAGAGCACGTTGTCCAACTAACTCAAGCATAATGCTTTCAGCTGCTGACTTGATTTGATCTCTTGTAATCTTATCGTTAGGCTCAAAGATGTAAGGCTTAGCCAATGCATTAAGTTGTCTTCTTAGATATACAATTAAACGTGCTACGTTAATTCTGTCTAATGCACTTGCGGCTCTTGCACGAGTATATTGACCGTAGTTTACCAATCCTGTTCCAGTAATGAATGTGATTGGGTTAACTTTAACGCTGGCAAGTGTGTCACGTTGACCAACGTTTAGAGCAACACTGTTAAATTCGCCTTCTGCATCAACATAACCAACTGCTGTAGCATTGGTAATACCGCCACGACGTACACCAGCTGGTGCAAACCATGGATAGCTAACTTGATCGCTTAGAGCAATTGTACGCAACATCAAGTGACTTGGTGGAACAACTACGTTGTTACCAAAATTGTCGCTTGTGAAGCCCCATGGGTAGAAGAACGCAAGATACTCGTCGCTTGATACAAGACCTTTGTCATTGTCTTCAAGAGCAAGTTGTTGGTTAGTACCCCATGCTAACAATGATGTTGCATCTGGTGTTAGTCTTGCAGGTGTGTCTGCTACCACAAATGCTGTTAAGCCTCTGTCGTAATTTAGACTTACCATTTCGCCAACAAGCTCAGGATAACCTGGGCAAGCAATTAAGTTAAACACTCTTGCTTCTTCGTCACGAATCTGTTGATTGCTGTTAACTGTTGCTTGTAGTGCTTGTACAACAACTTTACGCTGTGCTTTACGTCCAAATGTACCAGAACCGTCGTCTTGGTTGCCAGAGATAGTTACCCAGCGGTGTGGATAGTAATCTGCCATGCTTTGATCGCCTTGACGTGCATTGTCTGCATCAACATCAATATAGTTCTGCTTGAACTGCTTAACGTTGAATCCGCTACGACGTAGGTTCCATAACAACATACCCTTTGGATATAGTGCTGGATCCGGAGCGTCTGGATCAAGGTAGTCGCTGACTAATAATTCTTCAATAGTACCTTGTTCGTCACTGTTTGCACCTGCTGTATTGTAACGTGCGTCTGCAAATAGGCAACCGTCTTCTGTACTTTGATCTGAAGTATCAACAAGGAACCACTTTTGTAAGTCTTTGTTGAACTTGTAGATTGTTGGGAAGTTTTCTAAATCGCTTGTGTCAATCCATAGGTCGCCAGTTTCAAGAGCAGTTCCGTCGCTCTGTGTTTCTGGTTTTGTAGCAGCTACAATTGGACCTGCTGGATCTGCTGCTGGGAATTCGTTTTGATAACCAACCCAGTCTCCACCGTCGTGTACCATAATATCAACTTCATCGATAACAGAGCTGTACCATAAAGTACCATCTGCTGTTAGGCTTGTTGGAGGATTGCCGCCTGCGGCATAGGTCAATGGCTCCCACAATGAAGCTACAAGATCATGATCACCGGCCGGATCAACATACATATTAACTGTACCATTTCCTGTTAACGGAGCATAAGCGTCAAAGCCTAATGCAGTTAATGGATTGTTTGTACCTTCTGCAAAGTGGATGTCGCCGCCTTGCTCGTGTGTAATTACCAATCTGTTCTGTGAATCAACACTGGCTTCTACGTGTGTGAAACCTGCTGTGTTAATTGCAGCAGCAACAGTGGCAGCATTGGCTGTTCCCGGAGCAGTAATTGTAAATGCAATTGGTGTGTCTACGCCAAGTACATCGCTGCCTTTAATTGATTCGGCCATTGTAAATGAATAGGATGTGCTTTCACCACTTACTGTAAATGTTAAATCGTTAGCTGGTGTAGTACCACCTAATGCAGTACCAAGAACTTTTAATTGGTTTCCAGATTGATATCCAGAACCGCCTGTTGTAATAGTAATAGTTGTATTTGCGCTGGTATAGCTTGTGCCAGTGCCTGTTTTTGCAACAGTAACAACTGCACCTGTGCCTGAACCCGTAATGGCTGCAACAGCTACACCTGTATATGTTGCGGCTGCTGAAAGAGCTGTACCACCAATGCTTGCAGAGCTAATTGCAGTTAGTGTTCCTGCAACGCCGGCAAATGTGTCTGCCGTAACTTTAGAAGACTTTATCTGTGTTGGAGCTGCGCTCTTTCTACGATAGACAGCAAAGTCTGCCTCTGCTCCGTCTTCTGCAACATCATATTTGACATATAGTGTGCCTGCTGCCAAGTTTGCGCCGCCACCTGTCTTGTCTAATTTAAACAATGCTGTTAGTGCGTTAGCATACAAAGGTGCATCAACTTGCTCAAATGCCTGTGTAGTGCTGTTATAACGCTTTACTCTCCAACGAGCGCCAAGATTTGGTTCAGTAGTCTTAAGCCAAATAGAACCTGTAGGTGCTACAGAAGGATCTGTAGAAGCATGTTTCCATTGCGGAACACTGGTATGTGGTCCCATAGATAGTAAAGGTGTATCATCAAAACTGGCTTCCCATCCTGCACTGCCTACTTGAACCCATGTTCCTGTACTGTTTCTGTACCACAATGTCATTGGGTGTTGATCTGTTAGTTCAGCATCTGCATAGCTGCTGTCTCTTACTGCAACAATAGCATAGCTACCGTTCTTACCAACAGAACTTGCTGGGCCGCCTGTGCCTGCATTAACTTTTGTCGAGTCAGTGATTACAAGAGGAACTTTGTTTGTAAAAGTTTGACCACCTGTGGTAGTTGCTGGCTCGTCGTTCCATTCAAAAATACCCCACTTGGTATTGTCTGTATCGAGCCAATATGTACCATTATTTGGTTCAGCACTTGGGGGATCTACTGCTGCGTTTAGTTGATCTACATCGAGGTCAGCTCTTACAACATAAGCTCTGTTGCTGACTCCTAATAGACTGTAAGCTGCCTGAAGACCATATTCATTTTGTTCGCCAGCGTGGATAGGGTTGTTGTTGCTATCTGTCTTGAATACTGGATCACCAAATGTGTCTCCAAGTTCTTTCTGGCTGGTTAGTAAATAAACTTGACCTGCATTAGCTTTTAGTGTGCCTGGAGCGGTTCCATCTCCTGCACTGTTTGATTTATTCTCAGCCGAGGCAACAATAATTAAAGGAACTGTGCCAGGCTCAGCTGGTGTATAAAACGATTCGTCAATAACTTTGACTTCTACGCCTGGTGAACTTAATGCCATATTAGCTTCTCCTAAGGGTTCTGGTTCTAATATTATTTAGCGGATTTTTTCAAAATGGGCTGCTTATAACCAGGCGAAAAGGGGCGGAAAAGGGGAGTTATAAATAGTTATATGGCAAGACCTCTTTGCATTTGCGGATACAGACCCGCGGCCGTTAACTATAAGAAAAATGGCAAGACCTATTATCGCAAGAAATGCGAAGCCTGTCTTGCAGGCGGTCTAATGGAGGGTATACCTAAGTGGTATCAAGATGGATATAGGATGAAGTCAGTCTGCGATCGTTGTAACTTCAAAAGTAAACACAAAGAACAGTTCAATGTGTTTCATGCTGACGGAAATTTAAATAACAGTAGGCCAGCTAATATTAAAACTGTCTGTGCTAACTGTCAACGCATTTTGGCCAAGGAAGGCGTTAAATGGTCACAAGGCGGTCTTCAACCAGACTTCTAAGTTCACTAAACAGAGCATCAATGGTGCTGTCGTTTAACACAATTTTATCAATGTTTCCGCCAACCCAGGCTGTTTCGCTTGCGTGAATCTTGCGCTGTTCCATACGCATCTTGCTGATAGCCCAGCTCATGTTTTGAGGGCCAGCATTCATGTTTACAGCATCTTGATACCACTCAGGATCATCACCGCGTTTTACACGAACCACAAGACCGCCGGCATTGTGAATAGCCTTAATCTCGTTAGGAAAACGGACATCGCTAATTACAATATTATCTCCAGTTTTGCGCATCTTGTTTTCAAGACTGGCAATCCATATGTCATCGTGGAATCCTTGACGGCAAACTTCTGTGCCCCAATGCTGTAAGACCCAGCGGGGTGTTAGCTTAGGCATACTCAAACGTTCTGCCCACCAAGGGTCTATCTGCTCGCGCCATTCACGAGCTTCTTTTGTGCGTCCTTCAAGGAGTGTTCGATCCCAACCAAA